GAAACACACTAATAAATTTATATATCCCAAGTCTCAACGTGAAATTATCAACGGCAAGCGACACTATGATGTCAAATCAGAAAAGCTGCCATCGGTGACTACTATTTTATCAGAGACTCAATCTCCTGAGAAGCAAGCTTCGTTAGCGGCGTGGCGCGTAAGAGTGGGCGAGAATGAAGCAGCGCGGATCGTTGATGATGCAGGGAATCGCGGAACGGCGATGCATAAGATTTTAGAAACATATATTCAAGGTCAAGGTTATTTAGATTTAACTGAAACAGGTTTGAATGCGCATAACATGGCTGTTCAAATAATTCAAAATGGATTATCTAATGTCACAGAGTATTATGGATTGGAAGCAACATTATATTATCCGGGCCTATATGCAGGCGCTACGGATTTAGTTGGAGTACATAAGGGTCAAGATGCAATTATCGATTTTAAACAGACAAATAAGCCAAAGAAGAGAGAGTGGATTGAAGAATATTGTTTACAAGTTGCAGCCTATTCAATGGCGCATAATTTTATTTATAAAACTTCTATAACAAAAGGTGTAATAATGATGTGTAGTAAAGATAACTTCTACCAAGAATTTGTTATAGAGGGAGAAGAACTTAAAAAATATAAACACGATTTTTTAAGAAAAGTAGATCAGTTCTATAAACAAACTAAACCTAAGGAGGAAAACAATGAGACTGAGAGACCTACAACAGATACTATCTAAATTTACTAACGGACAAAAAGGAACTGTCATATCTGATTGTCCTATTTATATTGAAACAAAAGACGGTTATTTAGAAGAGATTAGAAGAATAGAACTACAACAAAATAAACTAATCAATTCACCAGAGCCTGCAAGAGTTGTATTGAAAGCGGAGGGTTTACAAAGATTTAGATCTATAACTTACAAACAATCATAATAAAATATGTTTGATCGTAAAAAGTACATGAAAAAATACCATAGGAAATGGTATTTAAAGAATAAGAAAGAAATAATAAGAAAATCTAAAAAATGGAGAAAAGAAAATCCTGAAAAAAGAAAAATAATTTATACTAGGTGGTATAAAAATAATTATGAACAACATCGTTTAAGTGTAAAACGATGGAGAAAGAAGAATATAAAAAAATTTATTAAAAAAAATATAGAATATAATATGAAGAGATATAAAACTGATTCATCCTTTAGATTAAAGGCGTGTTTGAGATCTAGAATAATTTGTGTTTTAAAAGGAAGAATAAAAAGTGCACCTACGTTAAAATTATTAGGTGTTGATAATGTAGAAAAAGTTTGGAAACACTTAGAAAAATCATTTAAATCAGGTATGATTAGGGAAAACCATGGAAAGTGGCATGTAGACCATATAATACCTTGCGCATCTTTTGACTTGACAAAACCTGAGGAACAGGCAAAATGCTTCCACTATACAAATTTACAGCCCTTATGGGCCAGCGAAAACTTGGCAAAAGGATCCAAGATAAGCTCTTAAATATTTAACCAACATTGCCGGAGGAAAAGTGAATAATTTAAAACATTATGTACTATATACAATAATAGCGCTACTCTGGGCATTTATCATTCTATTTGTAGTATTCTCAGAACCCGCCTTTGGCTACACTAATAACAAGGAATTCATTGAATCCGTCAATAAATGCGCGGATTATTTAGAGAAGAACATCAAGAAAGAAGATAGAATACCAAGGAAACTACTACTAGCACAGGCGGCTTTAGAGTCTAATTATGGGCGTAGTAGATACGCTAAAGAAGGTAATAACTTAATGGGTATATATCAGTTTAAAAATTTACATACCGGTATGGCCCCAAGGGACAACCCAAATGCATCGTTTAGAGTGGCTAAATTTAAGTCTAAATGCCATTCTATAAGCTATTATATGAATCTGTTAAACACTAAGGATTCCTATGTTTCCTTTAGAAATGAGAGATTATTGCAGTCTAAACTGCGCGTTAATGATGTAAATAGATATTTTCACCTGTTATATAACTATTCTACTAACCCAGAATATCCACAGTTATTGATTAGAACTTATAAAGAAATTAAAGATTTAGGGTTTTAGGGTAGGTAGTGTGTGACATTTCTGCCACACACCATAAGATTATTTATTCTTCATCCTCGTCTTCGTCCTCGTCCTCATCCTCGTCGATGTCATCCTCAAATTCATCGCTATTTTCCATAGCTTTATCTCTGATGATTTCTAGATCTGCCTCTATTCTATCGATAATATCCTCGATAGTTTCTTCTTTTTTTCTTGGCATGGCTACTCCTTTTGTTAGTTGGGGCAATCACGATACGCGGTCAGCGAGCCGTTGACAAGTTATAATTGGTCTGGTGACCGTGGAACGCGGAGCGGGGATTGATTTAATTGACTTTTTTCTTTTATCGTAAACATATGATTACTATCTGGGGGTTTGCCAGACATAAGGAGGAATCTGACCCCTCATGTTTTTTTTTAAAATAAAATTTTTTTAGGCTGGCAGGCTGGCAAAAGTGTAAAATATCGTCTAGAACTGTTGGTATTATTGAAAAATCTCTTGCCAGAGCAGTAAAATTCAGTTGGCAGGGTCTGGCAAATCTGTTGGTATTGTTATCTTTTTTGATTTTTTGTGTTGGCAAGATCAAATAAATCAATAAATACACCAAAAATATGTACTCTGCGCGCGAGACTTTTTTTGTTTTCAAAAAAAACTTTATAGGGGTCAAAGTTCGCCTTATGTGTTAGAAGAGGTTATGACTAGGAAAAATAAGAAATCAAAATATAGATCCTTGTTAATTAATAGAAAACGATATTACTTCTACAAGATCACTTGGCTTGACATAGTAGGCGATTCTGGACACGCTGATGTTAATGAGTTCAATCAATTAAAACCAACAGAGATGATTAGCTACGGTTATATCTTTAGTAAGGATAGTACTTGCATTAGAAGTTTTGCTAGCTATGATAGTACGGAAGAAACATTTTCTGATAGAAATGTATATCCAACAGGATGTATTATTAAATTAGAAAAAATTAATATATGAAAAACCCAAACCTTACTAAGAATATGCCTCACGTTAAGTGGGATCAAATACCACCGACTAAAGGCCCCGAATCACAAGGCTTGCAACCAAAAAGATTTAAGACTGTTTTGACTCTTCCAAAGAAGCCTGTGCGCTCTCTGTAATTACATCTTCCACATCTTCTGAAATATTAATTATATTTTTGTGGTCATCTAGAATCTGTTTAAGCTTAGCTTCTAATTCTTTTTCTGACATATTATCTAAACTACCAGTCATAATTAATTTTTGATCCACATATAAACCACCGGCTTTACCTCTAGCAACTTCTGCATTTATAGCAGCCGCCCACGCTCCCTTAACTCGCGCATCATCTCTAAGCTTTGCGAGCTCTGTAAGATGTCTTTCAAAAGTAATACCGTATTTTTCTTGCACCTCAGCTCTAAGTTCTCCAATATATTTTACAACTAAAGGTGAGTACTTTGGATTTCTAAGTTCGCTTGCCGCCTGTCTTGGTCTGGTCTGATAACCTGCTTCAAAAGCGCATTCAGCAGGTGACATCCTACCTTCATTGTAGACAAGTAGTTCTGCAAATTTTATTTGTTTTTCTGTAAGCTTAGCCGGTAATCCCATAAATATTGACATATATCGTAATCTAGCGTACAAAGCAAATAGTTTTCATAGGAAACTACCTTAATAAATTAGGGGGGACTGGCTTACGACAGAATACCTTGTAATGTAATTCTTGATACTGAGTCCCCTTTAAATCGCTTGTGCGCTTAAATTTTAATTTTCTCTCCCCTTTAGTGAAGAATTGGTTTTTTCGTAGTTTTACTTATAAATCTTTTTACGTTTGTTTTTTCTTTTTGCCAAAAATGTTTTTGACCCTTTGCCCAATGCTCTTTGGCTTCATCACTTAACTTCTCACTAGTCATAACCAAATTATACAATGTAAAAGGTAGAACAAACTCTGGAGGCATATCAAAATTAAAGTTATCCCAACCATCATTAATTAAGTCCTGCATTTTTTTATATGCTAACTTTTGATATAAAAGAAACTCAACTTCTTTTTTGTCCTTTTTTTTCATTTCTCTCCTTTCCTTGCCAATCAAATTTTTTATGATAAGCCCTTAATAATTTTTGTATTTGTTTTTCGTACTCAGATTTTTTCATTTCTTCTCCTTGTTTAATGTTTCTATTTTGTGAGGTATAGTAATTACATCCCCTGTCTTAATTCCAATACCACCTATTTTAAGAAGTTCAGCACCAAAACAACCAAACAAAAATAAAGATATTATTATTACAAATATTTTCATTCTTTATCGCTTGTTGACTTTCTTGAAATAAAATTTATAGCGCCTGCTAGCGCAATCAATACACCAATGGTAAACTCAAATCTCAAAGCCACCATTACCCCTAAAACAATCAATATAATTGATACTAAGTTTAATAATAATTTAATCATTTCTTCCAACCATTTTTTGTAGCTAAATCTTCTATAAAATCTTTAGCTTGCTTTTTAGTTTTAAATAACTCATTAGCCCAAGTAATTGGCATTAGTCCCATAGAAGTACCATCACTAACATAGGCATAAGTTCTCCACCCGTCCCAAGACTTTTTAACTCCATAATCTTTACAGTTTAAAATATTCATCTTCTACTCCCAAATGATTTAGTATTATTTTTATTTATGTAGTCGATAGTCATTTGCTCTTCCTCTTCTGTGACCATATCTAACATTCTTTGCATTTCGCAATATGTTTCCTGTCCAGATTTACTCAACCTATCATAATCAAACGCTAAGTTATTAAATAGTTTTATAAATCT